CAGCAAGGTAAAAGGAAGGGGTTCAAACAAGTCATATGGTCTTTTGGATAAAATATTAAAAGAAGAGTACAAGTTCAGAGATACAGTCACAGATGTTCTCTCAACTTTAGATGAGCCTAAAGAACATCATACCGATTTACCACTGTTAAAATATTTCTTGAGACTCTTTTCTGAGAAATTAAGATCAACCTATGGCAATGTTTACAAGAGCTTGATAACAAAAGACATCACTAGTAGCATTCAGAAAATTAGTTTCTCAGAGTTAGGCACTATGAAGGTGACTGCTAGAGACCATTCAAAGATTCTCAGAGTTAGAGATGAAGATTTCCAGTTTCGAGAAGAGGATAGTGATAAAGTAATTAAATCCAGCTGGGAGATATACATGCACATTCGAGAAGACAATCCAGAAGAAGTGGGAAAGAGAAAAAAGCTAATAGAAGCAATGCCCATAATTGTTAAGCAATATCTGAGAGACACACACAGAGATAATGTGTCACATGTTTCTGAGTTAAGTTTTTGGGCTCTAAACCATTTGAAAGCAAAAAGATTCTTCGATTCAGACATTTTTGCAAAGAGTCAGCATGGTGGTGATAGAGAGATACATGTTCTAGAAATTCTAGCCAGACTTGTACAGAAACTATTAGAAACAATCTCTACTGTTCTTTGCAGGAAGTTTAAGAGTGAAACCATCACTCATCCAGAAACCAAAGAATCTTTTGTCAACAATCACTACAAAGAAAGTAATCTCACATTTGAAGATTTCATAGTGCTAGGAAAGTCAGCTGATGCAACAAAATGGTGTCAGAGACATCATGTATCCAGATTTGCTATCATGTTATGCAGTTTAACAGATGAGGTCTTCCACCCTTTTATTGTCAGAACATTAAAACTGTGGACCAACAAGGTAATAGCTTTCCCTCCTGATCTAGCTGCTATGTTCCTGGCCAATCAGACAACCCCATCAGATAACAAAGTTTTTAAAAGAATGAGATCAGAGTTCTTCTCAGGAACTGGCGTTTTCTCATCTCCAAATGATAATAAAATTACTATCAAATCAGGAATGTTCC